GAAGGTTTATCTGGTAACGAAGCAATAGATAAAGTAATGAGTGACTTACTTAAAATTGTAAAGAAACATAATGTATGGTTATGTTTAATATCACACTTAAGGAAAGCTCCTGGAGGTGGTGCTTCATTCGAGGAAGGAAAGCTAGCTTCTATAGATGATATTAAAGGTAGTGGTTCTATCAAACAAATATCATTTGATATAGTAGCATTCGCTAGAAACCTAGTAGCTGATAATGCAACTGAACGTAATACAATTAAGTTTAGAGTATTAAAATCTAGATTTACAGGTCTTACAGGTTCAGCAGGTTCAGCTGTATACGATACTAAAACAGGAAGATTAACATCTACTGATAATGTATTTATGGAGATCTAATGAGTAACTACACTGATGCAGTAACTAAGCAAGATAGATATGATAAGTTATATTTAAATATTGCTAGAGAAGTAAGTAACATGTCACACGATACCGATAATAAAGTCGGTGTCGTAATAGTTAAAGATAATAATATACTTGCATTTGGATTTAATGGTATGCCTTCGGGTATGGATAATGAATGCAAAAATCCTAATGGTTCTACAAAGAAAGAAGTTATACATGCAGAAGCTAATGCATTATGTAAGCTAGCAAAGGGTACAGTAAGTTCAGAGGGTGCTACATTATATAGCACTCTCTCACCCTGTATTGAATGTGCTAAACTTATAATGCAAGCAGGTATAACAAGAGTACTTTTTACTGAAACCTATACGGATGAAGCAGGTATATTATTACTATTAAATAATAATATAAAGGTGAAGGGCATAAAATGGAGGAACAACTTAACTACCTAAAGCTAAAGATAACTAAATCTAAAGCGCATATTGCTTGTAATCTTTTAAAAGAAACATCCTTAGAAGATTTAAAAGCATACTTAGTTTTTTCAATGGATACTATTCAACAGCACTTTGCTCGTAATAGTATGAGAGGAAACAAATCATACCAAGGTGAAGCTAACCTTACTCACTTAAGCGTAGCAGTTGGCACTCATATATTAGAACAAATAAAGTATTCTAATAAAGATGATGCACCTTGGGACTGGTTTAAACTTAGAGTTATGATGGGTGATTTATTCTTAGAACCTTTTTATCAAACGCATCAGATTAATATAGGTAAAACAAGAGACAATACATTTATTCCTGTAGAATCTTTAGACCGTAGTTTAAAGAGAAGCCGCGCACATTATATAGTAGTGCCTGAGAAATGGGATTTACTTGTACCAGAAGGAAGTATTAATTTATTAAAAGGAACTGTATTTGAAAAGCCAGAACCTATTAACTCTTTAATACAACCTACTGAAAGACCTGTAATAAAAGGATGGACTCATGATAGAAGCAAAGAGTTTAAACCTTATTTAATAAATGGTTTTGTTAAGAGTATGAATGTACTACAACAAACCGAATGGAAAGTTAATAATAAAGTACGTAATATTTTAAATCGTAATAGAAATAAAATACTCGACCAGTATAAAAACTTTCCTAAGAAATATAAATCAAAGATAATAGAATTTGATTTAACTATGGCACGATCTAAACTAATAGGTGACAATACATTTTATCAATATGTTGAAGCAGATTATCGTGGTAGAATATATTATACTACACCGTTCTTAAACTTTCAAGGTAATGATATAGCAAGAGGTCAAATGCTTTTTGCTAAAGGTAAACCAATGACAGACGAAGGATTAAGAAGATTAAAGATTCATATAGCTACATGCTATAATGAAACTTTTAATAAAGATAATCTTCCAGACTGGTTAACAACAGACTATCAACCATACTTAAAAGATGAAGAGCTAGATGATATATCTGTAGATAAAATGACGTTAGAAGATCGTGAAGCATGGACCGATAATAATATTGATAGGCTATTAAAAATAGCTACTAAAGAAATTATTGATTCAAATGCAGAGAAACCTATTAGCTTGCTAGCTAGTGTATTAGAAATTAAAGATGCGCTAGAGCAAGAAGAATATATTACTTATCTTCCGATACCAATTGACGGTTCTAATAATGGATGGCAGCATCTATGTGCTATGTCTAAAGACAAAGAAGCAGGAGAGTTAGTTGGGATTGTACCACAGGATATACAAAAAGATTTTTATGTACAATGTGCTAAAGATTTAATCAAGAGAGTTCCTGATTGGTTTGAAGAAAGACAAATGCCAATGAAACATATACGTAAAGGTATAGCTAAACGCGGTTCAATGACTCGAGCATATAGTGCTGGAGCACAGAAGATTGCAGAGAATATGTATCTTGATTGTCATGTTGAAGGGTATCTAGATAAGTATAATATAACTGAGGAAGACTGTGAGTTACTTGCTAAACATTTAATTAAAGCTATTGATAGTGTTTGTGCAGGTCCACTACAAACTATGAAGTTCTTACAGAAGATTGCTGAAGCTGAGATAGCTTCTGACTATGCTAAGAACACTAAACAAAAGTCTATAAAATGGACTACACCATCTGGATTTCCAGTTACATATGAAGCATTCGTTGAGAATGAATTTAAAGAGAAAGCTATTATTAGTTGTAGTAAACGTAAAGTTAAACCTACTATAACAAAAGAAGATGGTAGCAAAGAAGAAACTGATACAATAAGAATACAACATGTCGGTAAAGAACCAACAGACAAACCAAAGATAAGATCTTTTATGTCTGGTATATCACCTAACTTTGTGCACTCTATGGATGCTGCGCATATGGCTAAAGTAATTGCTAAATGGGACGGAGATTTTGGTGCAGTACACGATTCATTTAGTGTACATGCTTGTGATGTTGATGAGTTATTACAACTTATTAAAGAAGAGTTTATAACAATGTATAGCTATTCTAATTTCTTTGAAGTCATTGAGCGAATGATTATAACTAATCCAGATAATTTTAACTATCAACAACCTAAGCTAGGTAGCTTAGATATTAGAGAGGTAAATAAAAGTGACTACTTCTTCGCCTAAGAAAGGAATATTACCAGTAAGACTAGGCTTACAACCTGATACTAAAACAGCATTAGCTGAATTAAAGATGGATGTTACACTAGCAGATCGTATGAACGATCAACAGCTAGACGAACTGATAATAGAGAATGAGTATTTAAGAATACTTGATTATTATACTGAGCAAGGATTACCTGAAGAAGGTAAAACAAACGCTCATGAATGGAAGAAACAAGCGCTTGCTAAAGTAAACGCAACTAAATAAAAAAACCCCTAAGAATATCTTATGATACTCTTAGGGGTATTTTTTTTTCATCTTTAATATCGGCTAAACAGTCTTGAAAAATCCACATAGTCATAATTAAAATCTAAAAATCTTCTCCTAAAAAATTTACTTATCATCGTATTATCTCACATTATATAATCATTTGTTTTTCCTCTTTAAGGAGACAATTAAAGATCGATATTTAAAGTAGCTTGACTACCAATCTCTCTAGCAAGTTCGCCTCTTGCTCTAGTAACATCTTTACGACCTTCCCTAATTCTTTGAGGCATATCTAATATTTGAGTTATCTCTTTTAATATTATACCTATTTCCTGGCCAGTAAAACTTTTATCAAGTAAAGATTTTTTGTTTACTTTTAGTTGAGAATTAATTTTTTCTTCTAAAACAACTGCCATTTTTTTAGCAGCATTAAAAGTTTTCTTATTCCATTCTTCTAAAGTATCGCCGGTAATACTATTATTATCACCTCTTTCCCACTTAAAATCACCTTGTCTTTGAATTAGTTTTACAAAAGTTTTACGTGCACCATTTTTAAATCTATCAGGGTTAGCTAACAAACCAGCTATAGTTTTAAATTCAGATTCTTTATTAACTATACCATCTTTAAATAGTTGGTAAGTGGTTGTATCATTTGATAGTGTATTTAATTTTTCTGTAAAACTACTTTCATACCAATCAAATAACTTTTCAATACCTTGTTCATTAATAATAGAATTCTTATGATGTTCATTAGCAGATCTTCTTACAACATCCATTGTACCAGAGTCAGTTAAGAATGCATCGTATATCTGTAATACAAATGGATTAGCAGCACCTAAACTTTTAGCAACTTCTTTAATTTTATTCCAAGACTTTGTAAAAGTTTTAGTTACCATATTAGAATCGAATGCTTGTATTATAGATGGTTGAGCTCTACCTACTGCGTATCCACCAAACTCTGGTGCTTTACCTGGCATTGGTTTCATAGCAGACGGATCTGTCTTTACATTATAATGTTGTACAGTAACAGTCCTAGGTTTACCTTCTTCGTTTTTAACTTGATATTGTGTTTGTCCAGCTTGCTCAGATGTTAAACCTGCAAGTGTAGATATTAAACCAGTTGGTTGTTTTATTTGTAATAACTGCGATGAAAGTGGTGACATAAAAGCAATAGCTTTCATTAGCTTAGTCATTCTTAAAGTTTGTGGATCCATAGTTTCATAAATAGAATCAACTAATATAGTATGTAAGAAATCAATAACCTCATCGTTACTTAATTTATTATTAGACATTATACTTTTTATATTATCATTTAAAAATACAGTTCTATCTACGT